ATGCCCACCACGCAGCCTAGCGCGACCATCACCGCTACGCCGTTCCGGTGGATTAATCCGAAACAGCTGCCGCCGATCGGAATGAAGTTCGACCCGAAGGATTCGTTCGACGACGCGATTTCGGACGAGGTCGTCGAACGAATTTTCGATAGCTGGTCCGTCGGTGAGGAGATGCGCGACGCCGAGGAAGTCGCAGTTGCTCAGGCTCGTGCGCTTGACCATGCTCGCTCTGCCCGGCGTCCGATGCCGATCAACGATAACAAGCCAACGCTGGCCACACAGCCAAGCGGGTATCCGGGCATCGCATCCAGCGCGACTTTCGTCGGCGGCTTCGTTCCGCCCGACTACCACGTCGATGGCATCGCACAGGCGGGCTACCTGTACTCGATGACGGCAATGACCGGGGCCGGGAAGACCGCCGTGCTGCTGCTGGTCACCGCGCTGACGGCGCTCGGCGATCCGCTGGGTGATCGAGAAGTTCGGAAAGGCAGGGTCTTATACTTCGCCGGCGAGAATCCGGACGATGTTCGTGCGCGCTGGATCGCCATCGCGCATCACATGGATTTTGACCCAACCGACATCGACGTGCACTTCATCGCCGGCACGTTCGGCGTCGACAAAATGTTTGAGCGCATCCGGTCGGACGTGCTCGCGCTAGGCGGTGCCGACATGATCGTGATCGACACTTCGGCTGCATACTTCCAAGGGCAGGACGAGAACTCCAATGTCGAAGCGGGTCGCCACGCCCGGAGTCTACGCACGCTGACCACGCTCCCAGGCAAGCCGGTCGTCTTCGTGGCATGTCATCCCGTCAAGAATCCGGACCCGAGCAACCTGCTACCACGCGGTGGCGGAGCCTTCATCGCCGAAGTCGACGGGAACCTCGTCCTGTCCAAGAGCGCCGATGGATCGGTGCGCATGCATTGGCACGGCAAACATCGCGGTCCGAACTTCGAGCCGGTCGTCTTCGAGCTGAAGGAGGTGACGGCGCCCGCGCTGGTCGACAGCAAGGGAAGGGGCGTGCCGACCGTGATGGCCGAAGTGTTGTCCGACAGGCAGACGTTCGCACGCGCGGACTCGGCTCGCGCCGACGAGGACGTGATGCTCGTGCAGATCGAGCGGGACGGCAAGAACTCCTACAAGGAGTTGGCGGAGCGCTTGGGCTGGGCGTCAAAGAAGGGCGAGCCGGACAAGGAGCGAGCCCGCCGCGTCTGCGGCCGGCTGAAGGGCAAGAAGCTCATCGTGGAGGTTACACGCGGGGTCGGATGGAAGCTGACAAAGGTCGGCGAAACCACCGCCGTCGAAGTCAGGCAGGAGATGCACGAAAGGCAGGCGCTGGCCAGCGCTGCGGCACGCCTCACCGGATCGTGACCCGTGGTGCTGGCCGTGGTCAACACAGTGGTGCGCAACACACCAACACGACGCGCCGAATCTGCTAAAGCTAACAATGGCTTAGCAGTTAATACCAGTACCACGGCTTGTGATTACAAACCATCAACCGGTGGGTGGTGGGTGGTTTACCACCCCCACTCGCCGGCGGGCGTGTCGTGTTGGTCCTATTCTAGGGAGGCGACACACCAACACGGCACGCCAATTTTGGTAATGACATCCGCTACTTAGTAGCGTGTGGTGCTTGCAAAGATGGGGCACCATGCGGGCTACAGCGGTTCGCCTGCCGCCGGCTCGGTTTGGCACCGTTCTCAAAGCAGAACAATGCTGATAGGACTCGGGCACCGACGGGAGGGACACCCATGTCAGGCACAATACTTTCCGGTATTCACAAAGCCTTCATGGGATTTGATAAACGTGCCGAGCGGGCGTCTGACGATATTCTCGAAGCCACGTTTGTAGACTCGGGTCCGCTGTTTGATCTGATCTCTACGACGAACAATCAGATTATGTATGGTCGCCGTGGGACGGGGAAGACGCACGTTCTCAAATACCTCCAAGGGAGAATTCGCGAGCCGTCAGGCGAAGTTCCTATTTATATCGATTTGCGCAATATCGGGTCCAACGGTTCTATCTACGGAGATGACAGCAAGCCACTTTCGGAGCGCGCGAACCGCCTCATCGTGGACGTGCTATCCACCGTCTCTGTTGAACTGTTGCAATTGGCGGTCAACGCACTCGATTCGGCACCAGACCCTAATCAAATTACGCTTAGGGTTGATGACCTCGATGCCGCTATCAGTTCGGTTCAAATCGCAGGTGAGGTAGAGTTTACAGAAGAAGACTCTGCGAAAGTAGCAAGTGGCAAGTCAGTTGGGGTCAAGGTCGCCGATAGCCCATCTTTGGAGGGCGGCTACAATTCACAAGCCGAATCGACTGGATCACGAAGATCTGTCCGCACAGGGAAGGAACGCATTCACCTCAATTTCGGGTCAATAGCCACTGCGCTTGCAGGACTGATCTCCGTCCTCGGAGTTAAACGTTTATGGCTGTTGATCGACGAGTGGAGTGAAATTCCCGTTGACCTGCAGCCCTACCTCGCTGACCTCCTTCGGCGGACGGTTTTGCCAATTCGTGAGATTACCCTGAAGATCGCGGCAATCGACCACCGTTCAAATTTCGCCTTGCTTAAGGGGCGAGGCGAATACATTGGCCTGGAGCTTGGCGCGGATATAACCGCCGATCTAAACCTAGATGATTTCCTGGTGTTCGAAAACAGCCAAGAAAAGGCGACAGAATTCTTTAAAACGTTGCTATTTAAGCACTATCAAGCGTCTGAGCATTCGGCAGTCGAGGTGGACTCGTCTGATCGGCTGATCCAAAATGCGTTTACGCAGCTTCCTGCTTTTGATGAGTTCGCCAAGGCTGTGGAGGGCGTCCCTCGCGATGCCCTGAACCTTGCGACCAAAGTTGCCACCAAAGCGTTCGGGCAACAAATCTCAGCGGCACATGTTCGAGGTGCAGCCCGCGATTGGTACCAACAGGACAAGCACGCCGTCATCCGAAACAATGTCTCCCTGGACTCGCTGCTGAATAACATCATTGGAGAAGTCATAGCGAATCGAAGAGCTAGGGCTTTTCTCTTCCCAAGCAATGCTAGGCACGAACTTATAGACCAGCTGTTCGATGCTCGGATACTCCATGTGCGCAAGAGGAACGTTTCTTCAAATGATGAGCCCGGAGCGCGCTACGACGTTTATAAAATCGACTACGGATGTTATGTCGATCTAATCAACACCAATAAGGCGCCGACTTCGCTGTTCGATGTCGAAGAGGGTGATACGGTAGAGCATGTCGAGGTCCCGCGGGACGACTATCGCTCCATCAGACGCGCAATCCTCAGACCTGAGATGATCGAAAAGTGGACGGCCGGTATTGGGAAACGTGCGATAAGCTAAAGACGCGCTGGTGATCACCATTTCGTCCGCAGGGTTGGGAAGGGTACGGAAGATGCCTTCCAACTGGGTGACCTTGGTGATCACCAGTTCGGGCTCCCGTGCGGTATATATGAGGGTACCGGATATTCCGGGCTAACCTGCCCAGCCAGCTCACCCCTTTCATGCGACATTGACGACCGCTTACTTCTTGGGCGGTCGCATTGCGCCGCCGTTCCCCGGCGCCGCCGTCGATCGCGCGCTCGCCAATGCCGCTGCTATCGGCGGTAAAAAAATTTGCCCGCTTCCAAATTTTATCTCCGCAAAGGTATCCAACGATGACTGGACCGCCCACTGCGGCGACCGCATCGGCGTTCGCGCCGTGGTGGTTCGACCGCGTTTGGACGATGCAGGAGATCTGCATCATCACCTCGACTCGCTACGACACTGTTTTCAGATGGTTCCAGCTTGTCCGCACGACCGGCGTGCGCTTCGGCCAGAAGCGCGGTCGCGACTGGAACTTCTCAGCCCACGAGCTTTACATCTTTCGGCTGCTCGCCGCGTTCAACCGGGCCAGCATCCCGATCGGGCCAACGCAAATCCGAGCGATCGTTGCCTTCGCGTTCGACGTCAATGGCGCGTCAAAGATTCCCGAAGGTCGCCTGATCCAGGCCGCGCCCAATGCCGAGTTCGCCGTTGACGCTGTCCGCATCTTCAACGCGGTCATTGACGCCACCAATCCAGCCAACGAGGATGTTCGTGCTAAATACTCTTAGACGGTGGTGGCGCGGCTCCACCCGCTCGTACGACGGCGCGCAAGGCGGTCGGCGTTGGAAGGGCCAGCCGGACATGCCAGCTACGCTGTCGGCGATGCATGCCGCACGGGGCACGCTCGCGCGCCGGGCGCGCTATCTTGCCGCCAACAATGCGCTCGCCGCCAGCGGTGTCGAGGCATGGGTTTCTGCCCTTGTCGGAACCGGCATCAAGCCCTCGTCGCTGCATGCCGACTCCAACCTCCGCGCGATACTCAACGCCCGCTTCGAAGCGTGGACCGACGAAGCGGACGCGGACGGTCTGACAGACGCGTACGGCCTGCAGGCTTTGATGGTCCGCCGCATGGTGGTCGACGGCGAAGCTTTCGGTTTGCTGGTCAACCGCGATGCCGGATTCCAGGTTCGTCTGATCGACGCCGAGCAAGTGGACGCGACGCTGAACCGCGACATGACTGCGGGCCGGATCGTGCAGGGTATCGAGTTTGATGCATCCGGCAGGCGCGTGGCGTATTGGATTTTGCCGGAGCCGCCCGGCCTGCCCTTCGCGACCGCGTCACAAGCCCGCCGTGTGCCCGCGGAAGATGTCGTCCACATGTTCCGGCCGGAGGTGCCCGGCCAGGTGCGCGGCGTTTCCTGGTTCGCGCCGGTGATGCTGCGGCTCGCCGATCTAGACCAGTGGCGCGACGCTCAGCTGGTCCGGCAGAAAGTCGCGGCGATGCTCGCCGGTTTCGTCACGTCGACGGACGGCAGCGGCGAGCCTCTCACCGGCGAGCAGCAGGGGAGCAACCTCCTCGGCGGGCTCGAGCCCGGCGTCCTGAAATTCTTGGACCCCGGTCAGGACATTAAATTCTCGGACCCGGCCAAAGTTGGCGCCGAGGTGATCGACTTCGCGAAGCTAACTGAGCGCGAAGTAGCGGTCGGCCTCGGTTTGCCGGTTGCCGTGCTCACGGGCGACCTTTCGGACGTCAACTTCAGCAGCATCCGAGCCGGCCTCGTCGAATGGCGACGTCGTATCGAAGCCCTGCAGCACGGCGTCCTGGCCTTCCAGGCACTACGGCCAATCTGGAAGCGTTGGGCATCGACCGAGGTGCTATCCGGCCGCGTCGGAACGACTGTCGCCGCTGCGATGCCGGTCAAATTCATTGCGCCGAAACAGCAATGGGTCGATCCCAAAAAGGACGTTGAAGCGGAGTTGGCGGCAATCGCCGGCGGCCTGATGAGCCGAAGAGAAGCAGTCACCGCGCGCGGTGTCGACATCGAGGCCCTCGACGCCGAAATCGCCGCGGACAACGAGCGTACAAGGTCGCTTGGCTTGACCTTCAATCCGCCTGCCCCTGCGAACGACAACGAGTCGGCGTCAGCCGCCGCAGCCTAACAATCAGGAGCAATCATGTCTGACCAGACCGGCGCGTTCACGCGCGCCGCACCCCTCCGCGCGTCATCGTGGAATCCGGACGACTGGAGTTTCGACGTTGTGCTGAGCACCGGCGCCTCGGTCGTACGATACGACGAGCGCGGCGCCTTCAGCGAGGTGCTCGACCTTGCCGGCGCCACATGGCCCGATCGGATTCCGCTGCTCGACAGCCACAACCGTTCCAGCCTGAACGACAAGCTCGGCGAGGTTTCCGGCATCCGCCATGAAGGCGGTCAGATCGTCGGCACGGCTCGCCTCAGCAGGCACTCACCGATGGCCGCCCGCTTGGCGGCCGAGCTTACCGATGGCGCCAGCTTTGGCGTTTCGATCGGCTACGGCGTCTCAGCTTGGGCAGAGACGAAACCCGGCGGCAAGCGAACGAAAACCGCGACCGCCTTCTCCATCCACGAGGCGTCACTCGTGGCAATCCCCGCCGACCCTTCGGCAACCATCAGGACTTCCCCTTTGACCACCGAAAACATGACCCGCGCGGAGATCAATTCCGAGATCCGCTCCATCGCGAAAACGGCCGGGCTCGACCAGGCGTTCATCGACGCGCAGATCGACGCTGACGCCAATCTCGACCAGGTCCGCAGCGCTGCGCTTGAGGCCATGCAGGCGCGTAACGCCGCCGGCACGGTTCGCAATGCCCACATTGCCACCGATCATACCGACCCGACCGCCATCCGCTCGGCGATGGCCGATGCCCTGGCGCACCGGCTCGCGCCCGGCGCGGTGAAGCTTGAAGGCCGGGCCACCGAGTTCCGTGGCCATCGCGTGCTCGACATGGTCGGCGACCTAGCCGTCGCGCGGGGCGAACGCGTGAACCTCCGCGACCAGAACGGCCTGCTCGAACGCGCGGTCGGTGCGCACTCGACCAGTGACTTTCCGCTGCTGCTGGCAGACGCCGCGAACAAGGCCCTGCTCGGCCAGTATGCGGTTGCACAGCCGACGTACCGAAAGTGGGCGGCCCGCAAACCGTTCGCCGACTTCCGTGCGCACAGCTTCCTCCGTGTCGGCGACTTTCCGGCCTTCAAGGAAATCGGGGAGGGCGGCGAGCCCAAGTACGGCACGATCTCGGAAAATGCCGAGAAGGTGTCGGCGAAGGAGTACGGAACCGGCATCGCCATCGGGCGCCGCGCACTTATCAACGACGACCTTTCCGCCCTGTCGGACTTCTCGGCAATGATTTCGCTGCGCGCCGCGGCCGATGAGAACAGGCTCGCCTACGGCATCCTGTCGGCCAACGCCCCGCTGAGCGACACGGTCGCGATCTTCCATGCGGACCATGGCAACCTGGCTACCACGCCATCGACGATCGACGCCACGAACGTCGGTCTGGCTGTCGCCAAGCTCCGCGCACAGACGTCGCTCGACAGGCTGAAGCTCAATCTGCAGCCGGTCTACATCGTCTGCGGCCCGGCCAAGGAAGTCGCAGCGCGCCAGCTTCTCGCAGCAATCACGGCGACGAAGTCCGCCGATGTCAACGTGTGGTCAGGCTTCGCCGAACTGATCGTTGATGCCGAGATCGCGGACAACGCTTGGTACATCTTCGCGGCTCCGGGCGCCGCGCCTGTCGTGGTCTACGGCTACGTCGCCGGCAGCGAAGGCCCGCAGGTTCGGACCGAGCGGGACTTCGATACGCAGGCCGTCAAGGTTGCCGCGTCGCTCGACTTCGCGGCGGGCGCCATCGACTACCGCGGCGCCGTGAAGAATGCGGGTGCCTAACATGAACGCGGGCGAATTTTTCTGGTCCGGCCTCGCGCTGCTGTTTATCGGCCTTCAACTGGTCGGCGCGATCTCTTGGCCCTGGGTCTACGTGCTTGCGCCTGTATGGTCGCCGATCGCGTCGGCAGCACTCGTTGCGGCCGGTGCGTGGGCTTACGCGCGCTGGCTGCGATGACCCACGAAGAACTGATGCAGAAGCGGGCGGCTCTCGTGGCCGCCCGCAGCAGCGGCGAATTGCGCGTCATTTTCCAGAGCGGCGGAACGCGGCGCGAAGTCGAATATCGCAGCATCTCCGAAATCGAGCGCGCCATATCCGCAATCGATCGTGACATCGCGTCCAATTCGGGCAGGCGCGTCACCACCTTTCTCCCTTCCTTCTCAAAAGGATTCTAAGCTTGAAAAATTTCATTCAGACCGGTGACATCGTCACCGTCACCGCTCCTGCCGACGTTCTTGCCGGTGGTGGCGTCCTAGTAGGCGACCTCTTCGGCATCGCGTGCACCGACGCGCTGTCGGGCGCGCCCGTCGAGATCAAAACCGGCGGCGTGTTCGAGCACGGGAAAACCTCGGCTCAGGCGTGGGCGTCCGTTGGCCTTGCCATCTACTGGGATAACAGCGGCAAGGTCTTCACGACGACCGCGTCGACCAACAAGCTCGTTGGCGTCAACCTCGCTACTGCTGCCAATCCCAGCGCCACTGGCATAGTGCGACTGAATGGCATCTTCGCTGTTCCGAGCGCCGCGCAGATGGCGGCCGGCGACGCCTAAAATGAACTGGCGCGCTTTGGAGGCGAGGGTCGACAAGACCCTCGCCGACGCGTTCGGGGAGGATGTGCGGCTGTCCTTCCTGAAGAACGGCGCGGTCGATCCCGACCGCCCCGCGATCGAGGTGCGTGCGATCCTGTGCGTCGGTCCAAACGAGGCGCCGGCGATTGCCGGCATGAACATGCGTGTTGCGGCGGGGCAGGGTGCCTTGTTCCTCGATCGCGCGACCTATGCCGGGCCTTCGCCCAAATCCGGCGACAAGGTCCGGGCGACCGATCGCGCCGGCACACCGTGGTTCGAGGTTGCCAACATCAATGATCGCGAAACGAACCTGCTCGTCCTGGCGCTGACCGCTGCCTGACTACCATTCCTGAAAGATCACACAATGACCGACACCATAACCGTTACGTTGTCCCGCCCACTGACCGTCGACAAGGATCAGCGGACGTCTTTGACTTTCCGCGAAGCCGAGCTTGGCGACATGATCGCCGCCGACGCCGTGTCGGGCGAAATGGGCAAGACCGCGGCCGTTCTGGCCAGCATGTGCGGCGTCCCGTATCCGGCGTTCAAGCGCCTGAGCATGGCCGACATGAACGCCGTTATGGCAAAGGTGGGGCACCTTTTGGGAAACGTCCTAGCGCCAGCCCCGACTGGCGCCTCGTAGCAGTCCTGATTGCCAACACGTGCTCGACGTCGCTGACCGACGTTGAGCGTTGGCCCGTGTCGAAAGCCTTAGCTTACTACGACACCTCCATCACCTTTCTGAAACAAACGCGCGGCTGACCCGGCCGCGCGCGCGGCTGCCCTTGGAGTTTCCCCCCATGCGCTATCGCTTACGCCGGCCGATCACTGTCGCCGGTAAGAAGGTCGTGCGCCTGCACATCACCGCGCCCGACGACGCGACCTGTGCGGCGCTCCTTGCTGAGCCGGACGACGCGCGTCGCATCACGAAGGCGCTGACGGCGCTGACGGGCCTCGACGATGTAGCTGTCCGCCAAATCGACCTTGAAGACGGCATCGAGATGCTAGACCGTTTCCGGGAGGTGATCGTTGGCGACGCTTAAGAGTCAGCTCCACCTTTCGCTCTTCGACGGTGTCAGCGGCCCCATCCGCCGCATCGGCGCAGAGCTTGGCACCTTCCAGGCCCGCACTCGCGCGATGATGGCGCCACTGATGGGGCTTGGCCGCATGGCGCTGTTCGGCGGCGCGGTCGGAGCTGGCGCAGGCATCTCTGCTGCGGTTGGCCGCGCGCGCGACATGCAGGCTGCGTTCACCGAAGTCGGGATCAAGGCCGGGCTCGCCGACAACCAGATCTCCGCGCTCAGTAAGCAGATTACCGCGCTCGCTCCGAAGACGAACCAAACGACCGAGCAATTGCTCGCCGGCATCGATACCATGGTGGGGCTCGGCTTGAGCGCAAGCGCCGCTGCTAACGCCATCCCCGCGATCGGCAAGGCTGCTACAGCCACCGGCGCGCAGATGGCCGACCTTGCTGCGGCATCTGCATCGGCGATGCAGAATCTTTCGGTCGCTCCGAGCGAGATCGCGCGGATGCTTGATGCCATGGCGTTCGCCGGCAACCAGGGCGCGTTCGAGCTGCGCGACATGGCGAGCTATCTCCCCGCCCTCGGCGCGTCCTATCAGGCCCTTGGACAGCGCGGCGTGCCGGCCGTCACCGACCTTGCCGCCGCACTGCAGATCGTCCGCACCGGCGCTGGCGATTCCGCTGAAGCTGCCAACAATTTGCGGAACGTTCTCCAGAAGGCGACCGCACCTCAAACGCGTGCCGCGTTCAAAAAAATGGGCATCAACCTGGCCAAGGAAATGACCGCGGCCAGCAAGAAGGGCATGACGCCGATCGAGGCGTTGGCCGAGATTACGAACAAGACGCTCAAAGGCGACTTGTCGAAGCTAGGTGACCTGTTCTCCGATGCTCAGGTGCAGGCTGGTCTTCGCCCGCTGATTCAGCAGCTCGACGAATACCGCCGCATCCGCGACGAAGCGGCGCGAGCTGAAGGAACCGTCTCGTCGGCGTTCGCGCGCCGGATGGACAACGCCACCGAAAAGCTGAAGGCGTTCTCGATCCGGATCGAGAACCTCGGCGCGTCGGTCGGCACGCGCCTGCTTGGACCGATAGGCGATGCCGCGGCCTACTTTACAGATGTCTTCGACACTCTCGACCAGCGCGTCACGGTGTTTGATCGCATCGGCGCGGCGGCGAACAGCTTCCTTGTTGGCCTGGGCATCGACGGCGGCACCGGCGGTGCATTGAAGCAGCTCGGCGATTTCCTGTTCGGCGTGGCTGGGCCGGATGGCGTCAAGGCTGGCGAAGAGCTCGGTGCCATTGCCAAGCAGTTCCGCGAGTTCGGCGAGAGCATTCGGTCGGTCTTCGACACGATCACCGAGAGCCCGCTGGGCAAGTTCCTTCTCGAAATGTCCGGTTACGGTCTGAAGTTGATGCTCGCCGCGGCCGGCATCAGCCTGATCGCGGGCGCCGTCATGAAGCTGGCTCGCGCCACCGCGATGTTGTCCGGCATCACGACGGCGTTGGGCATCATCAAGATGTTCGGTCGCGTCGGAGGCATGCTTGGCGGGTGGGGCGCAACCGTGCCGACTGGCAAGACGCCACCGGCGTCAAAGGCCCCTGGCGCCGGTGGGCTTTTGGCGCTTGCCGGAAAGATATCCACGTGGCTTGCCCTCCTTTCTCTTAGCGGGGACACACCGAAAGGTAGTCAGTCCGAGAACTGGAAAGACGATCCGCGCGCCGATCGGTGGCGTCGGGAGTGGGAGGCTCTGCATCCGAACACAGGCGGGGCTGATGCAGACAGGCGGCGCGAAGGCGATCTCGACATACTGGATCGACGACGCACTCTGGACGGGTTTTTCAGTCGGCCACGTGCAGGGTTTGAGCTGCCGACGAACGGCAAACTGCCATCGGTGATCAGGACGGAGCCGACCGGCGTGCAGGCGGTTCGTGTGACGAACCCGGATCGGCCGAACGTCATCAATATCTCGGTGACTGGCGTGTCTGGCGACCTGAACGCACTTGCGAATGCTGTGGCGGGTCGGGTGCAGGACGCAATTGGCCGATCGATACGGAGTGGGCTCGACAGTGCCTTCACGGACGGCACGGTCTGAGCGGGTTGTAGCCAGAGCGCGATCGAAAGAAAACGGCGGAGCCCTCGCCCCGCCGCCGTCGTCCTTCAGGGATTACTTCTTGTCGTTTTTGGTATCGCCGTAGCCCGGTTTCGGGACACGCTCGACCACGGTGGTGTTGGGCCGACGCTCGGCCTCTTCCACGGTGATGAACTGACCCGACTTCGAGTCGCGGCCGATATCAATCGTCTTCCTAGTCATGGGAGGATTGCTCCGGTGGCCCTTGCTTCGGTCGCCTCCGGGCACTAGTTACCGACCTGCTAGGGAACGGACTTGCGGTCTTTGTTCGTCCACTCGGCGCCACAAGACCGCGAGTACGCTTCAGACAGAGGCAGACGGCTCATCGCCGTCTGCCTTTTTCTTTGGCATATCGTTACGGAATTGTAAATAAGGCTGCGGGCGTGCGTGCACTAAAAATAGCACGTATTTGTGGATAGTCAACCAGAATAGTAGACATTGGTGCCGACATATTTGTCGAGCCCGCTGTGCAGCGTTTCGCGCGATGTGGGTTTGCCTCGCTGCGGTGTCAAGAGCCTACGGGTCCTTCTGCCGTCTTGCCGCTCGCGGGTCGGCGGACCCCGGAAACCGGCGCGGTGCAATTTTTCCATAGGGGGTTCCGATTCCGATCGACCATGTCTCCGGCCGCGGTCTGGCCGGTTGGCTCGGCGTGTCCGAGCGCAGCATTACGGAGTTCGCCCGCGCTGGCACCGTCGTGAAGGTCGGCCGCGGTCGATACGACCTAGTGGCGTCCGTCCAGCGATACACCGCTCACCTGCGCGAAGTCGCTGCGGCTCGCGGCGGTGAGACCGCTATCCTTGACCTGACACAGGAGCGCGCACGGCTTGCGCGCGTGCAGGGCGACGGCCAGGAACTAAAGAACCAAGTCGTCCGCGGTGAGCTTGTCGCCGCCGCGGACGTCGAACGCGAATGGTCCGGCATCCTGCGCGAAGTCCGCGCCGGCATGCTCACCGTGCCTGGCCGCGTCCACCAGAAAATCCCGCATCTCGACGCGTCTGAAGTCGCGTTGATCGACCGCGAAGTTCGCGACGTCCTGGAAGCCCTTGGCAATGATTCAGCATATCCGCCGGGCGGCGCTTCGGGCGCTGATCCCGCCGCCGCGTCTGCGGCTTTCGACGTGGATTGAGAGAGAGATTCGCTTGCCGGAAGGCGTCTCGGCTCTTCCTGGGCCGATCAAGCTCTATCCGTACCAAACCGAAATGGCCGACGCGATCGGCGACCCGACGATCGAGCGCGTGACGCTGGTCAAGGCGGTCCGCGTCGGTTTCACCACGCTGCTGACTGGCGCGCTTGCCAGCTTCGTCGCGAACGAGCCGGCGCCGATCATGTCGCTGTTGCCGACCGAGGACGACGCCCGCGACTACCTCGTGTCCGACATCGAACCGATCTTCGCCGCCAGCCCGGCGTTGACCGGGCTGCTGTCCGGCGCGACGAAGGAGGGCGCCCGCGACACGCTCCTGTCGCGGCGGTTCCCCGGCGGCTCGTTGAAGATCGTTGCGTCGAAGTCGCCGCGCAACCTGCGCCGGCACAATGTGCGTGTGCTGTTCATCGACGAGGCGGACGCGATGCCGGTCGGCCCTGAAGGCCCGCCGATCCTGATCGCCGAGAAGCGCACGCTGTCGTTCGGCAACCGCAAGATTGTGCTCGGCTCGACACCTGTCGATTCCGCGACGTCGAATGTGCTGCGTTCTTACGAGGCCAGCGATAAACGCGTCTTCGAGGTTCCGTGCCCCGAATGCGGCGAGTTCAACGAGATACGTTGGAAGGACATTCAGTGGCCGGAAGGCGAACCGCATAAGGCGGCCTACGCGTGCCCACACTGCGGCTCGGTGATCGAGGAGCGGTACAAGTCCAGCATGGTCGCCAAGGGCCGCTGGCGGGCTACAGCGCCGGCCGTGCGCGGTCACGCTGGCTTCCGCATCAACGCGCTGGTTTCGCCGCTGGCGAATGCGTCGTGGGGCAAGCTGGCCGCCGAGTTCCTGCGCGACAAGGATGACCCCGACGCTCTTCGCGTTTTCGTCAACACGATCTTGGCCGAGGGCACCGGCGAGCAGGATACCGGCGTTGACGAGCTGGAGCTGTTCAGCCGAGTCGAGCCGTTCAGCATCGGCGAGATACCGGTAGACGTGTTGTTCATGACGGCGGGCGTCGACGTCCAAGACGATAGGCTCGAGGTCGCGCTCGTAGGCTGGGACCGCGCCGGTACGGCCTACGTGCTGGACCACCAGATCGTGTGGGGCAGTCCGGACGAGGAAGAAACCTGGCGCGAGTTGGACTCGCTGATCACCAGCCGGTGGCGGCATCCCTCAGGCGGTATGCTCGGCGTCGACGCGGTTGCGATCGACTCCGGCGACGGCGACTGGACGGAGGCGGTCTACCGGTTCTGCTATCCGCGTGCGCGACGTCGAGTCATGGCTATCAAAGGCATGAGCGGTAGCCGGCCGGTCATCGAGCAATCCAAGGCAAAGACGGTCGGCGGCAAGCCGTGGATCGTTGGCGTTGACGTCGTGAAGACCACGATCGTCAGCCGCCTCCAGCGCGGCGCCAGCATCCGGTTCTCGAACACGCTGCCCTTGGTCTGGTTCGAGCAGTTGGCGTCGGAGCACAAGGTCACTCGATACAGCCGCGGTCGACCGACGCACCGCTGGGAGCGGAAACCAGGGCGGCGGGCCGAGGCGTTGGATTGCTGCGTGTACGCCTTCGCGGCGCGCCAGGTGATCCCCAACAACTACGACGCTCGCGCTGCAGAATTGCGGCTCGAGCCAACCGCCCCGGCACGGCCGCGGGTTATCGAAAGCGCCTGGCTGGCGCGATAGGAGAAAGCAAAATGACAGTTCAAATTACGCGGTGGCAGCCTGTTCGGCACCAGGGCAACGTGATCGCTGCGTTCAACTTTCAACTCGGGGACTTCACGGTTCGGGCCGCGCTTTTTCAGCGGTCAGGAAGTCGCTATTCGATCACCATGCCCTTTACCCAGCACGTGGGGCCAGACGGACGCCAGGTTACGGCCGTGGGCCTTCCGTACGCACGGGTGCAGGAAGTGCTGTCGGCGGCCACCGCATACTACGTGGCGGCAGGCGATGACATGGCGGGCGTGCGCCGCGTGGTGCGCGCCGACGTCGCCGAGGCGATGGAAAGGGCTGGGCTTTAAGGAGGTCCATCGGGTTTGCGCACGTGGATGTGCGGTGAGAGAATGCAGACATGAATCAGCTGCTAAGTCTAACCCTAGACCTTCAAGTCATCCTGGTCGCCGGATACTTGGCGTACAAAACTACGACGGTCGGAAGGACCAACCCGGATAGAACAGAAGATTTCCTGTTCAAAGTTCTCGCTTACGGCCTAATCGGCAGGGTAGCAGCCCAAGTCTTGCAGTGGATTGCTCAACAGGCGGGCATCGGAACTGCGCTGTCTGCGGAAGTGGTTTTCGTTATGAACAGCGCCGCCGTTGTGATCGTCGCGGCAATGATAGCGGCCCTTTGGCGCGCGAAGGGGTCTTCATGGTTCAGCACGGCGATGAAGGCTTTGCGGGTTTACGACGACGATCACCATGCATCCACATGGGACTCCATCGTCGAGACACGCGCCCTCTGGGACTTTGTTCAGGTGCATCTGCCAAATGGAGACGTCTTGGAGAGCAGCTTCACGAAGGTGCCTTTGGACGTGCCGATGGGGAAGATTACACTAAACGCAGACGGTCTTGCGGTGTATGTGACCCGGATACTTAGGGACGACGGAACCGAGGCCGATTTCCCATGCGAGAACGGTCAGGGTTTCTCGCAGATCACTTACGTTCCGCGGGATCAGATACGCCAGCTAGAGGTATGCTGGAGAAGGCGCTGACTACTTGCGCGGCGATCCAGTTGTCCCGCCCGTCTGATTGCCGCTACCGCCGGAGCTGGCGGTCGTGGCCGGCTGGGCGGAATTCTGTCCATGGCCCTGCGTGCCGGTCGTTGTTGGGCGCGCGCTGTCGCCAATTATTCCACCCGGTTTCCTGCTCATCGGAAGTGTACTCCTTCGTTTTGCGGGTTGATCTCTTTAGGCCCCTTCGGCCGGCTCTGCCACCGGCTCCGAACTGGGTTTTGGTGGAAACTTGTCCACCAACCCAATGTTGACCTGTGGTGGCGGCAGCTGCTGCTGCTGGTGCCCACGACCGTAAGATCGCATCTGCATCAGCGCGTGCTGGCGTTGTAACATCTGAAGTTCGTGCTCTTGGGCAAGGGCGTTGGGATGGTAGATGCGCCCGATGTCATCAACTTTCAGCGTATCTGAAAGCCCGATATCCGCCGCCATCTCCTTTAGCAGAAGGCGAAGCTTTTCCTCTCGAAGCTGTGGGTGGGGATTTTCCGACGTGCTGAATATTTCAAAGAGGTCAGCCCACGCTTCGCGGACCTTTGGCGCATCGGAAAATACAAAGTCGATCGAGTTGAGCATGCGCACGGCATCGGCAGACGCGATCGTGACGCGCTCCTGCATCAGGACCGAAAAGACGTGAAGCTTCATGCGCCTTCGTTCGTTCTCCCGCTCAGTGTCTTTGCGCATCCGCTCGGCCAGAGCTGCCGCTGAGCGCGGACCATGGATTGCTGCAACGACCGCAGCGATTGCGGCAACCGCACTCAGCAGCGCGGCAAGCGTGGCTGGGTTCGCAATGAAGTAGTCGATCACGCCAGCGCCCCGAGATCTCGAACCTTTTCAAGCTTGATGTTCACCGGCCCAAAAGGCGTCGCGACGCGAATGAAAGGGGCTTCGAGAAAGTTCGGCGGCAGGTAAAAGGGAACTTCATATTGAAGCCCCTGTGGCCCGCTGTTGAGCCCTTGCACCAGATCGATATTTGGCGGGGCGTTCACCTTGACGGTGCCCTCGAAAGCCTTGGTGTCGGGTTCCTGCTTGTAGGTGCCATCGAATTTGACGCCACCAGCGTCCACGCCGACAATGACGCCACCGCTAAAGACAAACAGTACGACGCCGTAGCCTGTGGCGCTCATGTACCCGACGTAAAAACCGTCAATCATCATCACCTTTTCGACCTTCCCGGCCTCGCTGCCGGGAGGCACATAGTGATTGCTGGCGCAGAAGAACAAGACAGGAACACTGACCTACATAAGAATTTTCTCAAATGCTGTATGCGTGCGCGAATAAAATGAACACGATAAAAGGCGCGCGCGCATAATAAAGCACTGATATTGCTCAGAAATTTGACTTGTGATTACATGCGAGTCGCCGCCGGGGTGGCGGCATTTGACACCCGTAAGGAGGGGCAAAAAATGACACCGGTTCTAGGCCAGACGATCGACGTCGACATCGAGGGCGAGAAGTTCACCGGCAAGGTTGTCGTCGTGTCTGAGTTCAGCGACGCCTTCGTGGTGATGGATGGCGCCGGCAGGGCGGAGCCCTGCACGCGCAGCCAGGTCATCGGGGCGTACACAGGACAGCACTAGAAGTCTCAGCGGAGCGCCCGCTGGATGGCCCGTCGATCCGGAAGGTTCGGCGGGTCGTTTGCCTTGAGGAAGAAACAATGAAAGCGGACAACGACAATCGTAGGTCGGCCTTGCCGCCCGGCTGCATGCCGCGGGGGTTACGGCGGGCTGGGGCAGCCGCCTACCTGGGCATATCCCCCTCGCACTTCGACAAGGAAAGGGCGGCCGGCAACATACCGGCACCCCGGTCGCTCTTTGGAGTGGCTGTCTATGACCGATACGAGTTAGACCGACTCTTTGACGGCGAAGCAGTTGATGCCGCCAACGACAACGTCGCACCAAGCGAATGGGATCGACATTGGCAAACCAAGGAAGATACCGACGCCCGAAGTTCGTAAACGTCTACACGGACCGTCACGGCAGGCCGCGCATCTACCTGCGGCGCCCAGGCCAGCCCCAGGTCGCGTTGCCGGGACCGCTCGGCAGCGAAGCCTTCCTGAAGGCTTATCATGCGGCCATAGACGGTCAGCCAGCCAAGGTCCCGGCACAAGGGCGGGCAGGTTCTATATCCGCTGCCGTGGCTCGGTACTACGCTTCGGTCGACTTCCGTGGGCTCGCGCCCATCACGCAATCGACGTACCGCAATACGCTTGAGCGATTCCAGAAGGACTACGGCCACCTGCCTATCGCCGGTATGCGATCGCAAGACGTGAACCGTATCCTCGACAGCCTGTCGCCGGGCGCGGCCGTGCATATGCGCAAGCGACTGCATCAGCTTTTCGAGTTCGCGATCGGGGCCGGACTTGCGCAGCAAAATCCAGTCAAGGAAGCCAAGCGCGTGCGCAAGAAGACGGTCGGATTCCGCACGTGGAGTGAGGCCGACATCGCAGCGTTCCGTGCACATTGGGGGACGAACGCGCCGCAGCGTGTTGCGATGGAGGTTTTGCTCTATACCGGCCTACGGCGTTCCGACGCAGTGCGGGTTGGGTGGCGGCACGTCGTGCACGACCGAATCGAGATCACCGCTCAGAAGACCAGCGCCGAGTTGTCGGTTCCAATTCATGAAGAACTCCGAAGATTCTTGGCAGACCGTCCGCAGGCCGACGAGACGTTCATCATCACCGCCTACGGCAAGTCGCGCTCGGAGAAGGCGTTCACGACGTTCATAACCGAGGCCGCACGCGATGCCGGCATCGTCGGTCAGGCATCACCGCATGGCCTGCGCAAGGCCGCGTGCAGGCGGCTGGCGGAGGCGGGTGCAAGCGCCCATGAAATCATGTCGATCACCGGCCACACGAAGATGGAAGAAATCCTGACCTACACGCGAGCCGCGGAGCAGCGCCGGCTGTCGCGAGCCGCGATGGACAAAATGGCCGGCGCGTTCGACCTGAAATTGCCTAACCTCGATACCGGGTTAGGCAATGTGCCGGACAACTCTTTGAATCTATTAGGCTTTGGAAGGATGCTGGCACGCCCAACGGGAATCGAACCCGTGTTTCCGCCGTGAAAGGGCGGCGTCCTAGACCGCTAGACGATGGGCGCGCGAACGGGGCGCTTATAGTGGGGCAGGGGGCCGGCGGCAACCCTGCCAAACGGCCGCAGGCACATCTTTTTCCAAGCTGCTGTCTTGTCGGTCGAGACGATCAGGCGCGCTTCTTGCGCTTGCCACGGCAGCGCCAGTTCCAGTCGCGCTCAGGGCCGACGTCGATATGCACGGATTCGGTGTGGCAGTATGTGCCGACGCCGCCGCGGCCCGGCATCGAGCGGACGAAAGCCGCCAGCTCCCATTTGCTCACGCCCGGCACCTGCACGTCGGCGGCCGCGCAATACATGTGCATGGAATTCTTTGCGCCGCGCACGCGTCGATTGTGCGTCGGGCTGCGATAGCCCGAGGTCACCAGCATCTTGCGGCCGTAATGGGCTTCGACCGCCTTGAGGACGCGCACCAGCGTCGGTTTCAGGCAGGCGACATCGACCTTTTCCGTCTGCTTGAGCAGGCCGTTCGGCGCCAGGCGTGCGAGGCCCGCTGCCGACGCGACCTGGTAGCTGCCGCCGCCCAGTTCGTCTTCCTCGTGCAGGTCGACGTCGCTGTCGTCGTCAAGGCCCGATTTGCGCTTGATCTCGAAAAGGGCGGTCTGGCGCACGCCGGGCAGGGCGTTGTCGTTACCGGTGGCGGCGCGAACCGGCTTTGCTTCATCCGGATCGACCGATGCCAGTTCCACCAGCGGCTTCGCCGGCTTTTCGGCTTGCGGCCGCGGCGCATAGGCCTGCGCGACGCCGGCCTTCATCGGCGCGGCTTCCGCCGTGCTGAACAGATTGGACAGGAAGCCGCGCTTCTTCGGCGGAGCCGCCTGCGGCGCCGGGTCGCCGGCGGTGAGGAAGAATTGCGGGGCCGGCGCGGTCGCCGCGGACGCAACTTGCTGCTCGGCGGGCTTGGCCGTGCCGTCTGCAGCCGCGTCGTCGGCCGGGATCTCGGCGACGGCCGCAGCCGATGCCGCATTGGCGTCGGCCATGACCGGCACCGGCGGGAACACCGAGGCGGCGACGGGATTGGTCGTGGGCACATAGGCAACGGTGGCCGGAAGGGCGGTGTCGCCTGCATCCATGACGGTGGCGATCGGGGCCGCAGCGCCTGCGGACGTCGCCGCGTCGGCGCTCGCAACTGCATCGCTGCCTGCCTTGGATTCCGGAATCTCGCCGTTGACGGCCGGCGGCGCCGCATTGTCGCCGGCAACGACGCCGGCGCTTGCCGCGGTGAAAGAAGGATTGGTCAGGCCAAAGGCGTTTTCGCCGGAGGTGGTGCAACCCGCGAGCAGAGCCGAGAAAAGTGCAATCGGAACGACGATGCGCCATTCCCCGGTCGCTGTGCGCGATCGCCGTGCTGACAA